GCTTTTTGAGTCCTTGTGCAGCCATGGACAACACCGTGCGTGTTGGAGTTTCCCGCAACACATCCGGCGCAGCTGGTCAGACTGTTTTTAGAAACTACTACCTACTACGATGCAACATCTCAGCTGACGGTCGTAATGCAACAAAAGCTGTGCAATCCCACTTTCCATTCCTTTCTCGTGCTGTCCGATGCTTATCTCCTCTAGCTGCTCATTGTGCCGATAGGACTCTCCGTCGTGACAACGTGAAGCAGATTCTCACTCGTGAACTACCATTTCCATCGGATCTAATCAATTACGCGCACCACGTGAATTCATCCTCGCTTACTACTTCTCAGGGTGTTGAGGCAGCCCGTCTGGTGGCTCAAGTTTATGGAGAGCAACTGTCATTTGACCACATCTACCCCACTGGTTCTGCAACATACTGCCCTGGAGCGATTGCGAATGCGATTTCCCGTATCATGGCTGGCTTCGTCCCCCACGAAGGCGACAACTTTACCCCAGATGGTGCCATCGATTATCTCGCTGCAGATCTGGTCGCGTACAAGTTTGTGCTTCCTTACATGCTAGACATTGTGGACGGGCGTCCGCAGATTGTTCTCCCATCTCACACTGTTGAGGAAATGCTGTCCAACACGAGCTTGCTTAATTCAATTGACGCTTCATTTGGTATTGAATCTAAGAGCGATCAACGCATGACCCGTGACGCGGCTGAAATGAGTTCTCGTTCACTTAATGAGCTTGAGGATCACGAGCAGAGGGGTCGAATGCCTTGGAAAATCATGACGGCGATGTTCGCGGCGCAACTGAAGGTGGAGCTGGATGCCCTAGCTGATGAGCGGGTTGAGTCTCAGGCTAATGCTCACGTGACATCTTTTGGGTCTCGTCTGTTCAACCAGATGTCTGCTTTTGTCCCGATTGATCGTGAGTTGATGGAGCTGGCTCTACTCATTAAAGAACAAGGTTTCGCAATGAATCCAGGGCAAGTTGCATCTAAATGGTCGCTGATACGACGATCTGGTCCCACTCGCCCACTCTCAGGCGCGCGCCTTGAGATCAGAAATGGTAACTGGACGATTCGTGAAGGTGACCAGACACTTCTGTCTGTCTCTCCAGCTAGGATGGCGTAAACGGGACCCATGGTGCGGGTGAGGGGCCGCCACACCCTCTGCCGCGACCTGGACTCTTATTCATC